CTACTTTATCTCTCCATCTTGCGAGAGAATTTGCTTTATCTTTTGTTTGAGTTTGGCCAAGAACCGTCGTGACCGATGGTAAGCGCTGTCCGTGAATATCGCCTGTAAGAGAATAGTGTCTAAGACCTTTAATGCTAGCTCGTGTAGAAGAGGGATAATCATATTTATGTACTAGCTTCATACCAAAAGAGCATTCTTAAAATATATAACCCCTTCCTCATAATCAAATTCATGAGGGTTACCAATTAATTGTTCAGGCGACATTACCCCCATACGCGCCCAGTTTGTGTGTCCATATTTCTTTTTACACCATTTATCTATAGTATGAGATGGTGTGTCTATAATGATTTCCTTCATATCCACTTCATATGGTGCGCCGGTATCTTCCGGGATCCATTCTATTTCAATTTCGTCAAACATTCTTCTAGTTCCTTTTCGTTCTTACGTTCCATTTGTTTTATTTTATCGTCACGTGTTTCTTTAAGACTGAATACTCGTTCAGTATGTTTCTTAATATATTCTATATCAGCGTCTGTAAAAAATTTGTTCATTCTTTCATCGCGTACGGATCAGTTGACAGCATGCGCTGCTTCTTGTCCGGTTGCTTACCCATAATAATTTCTTCCATGTTCTTGTGCAGATAGTTTGCCATCTGACCAATCACATTGTCTTGTGATAGTGTGTCGACTAATTCTTTTAAACTTTCGCCATGTTGCAGACACCTAGATATAAGCTTACCGCTTGCGCGTAGTTCTCTATCTAAATAAGAATCTGTTGGTTTTAGTTTTACCCAAAAGGCAAGAGGCGTTAGCCCTGTTTCTGTTGCTGTATAATTAACAATGCCAACAACCCGTCTACCGTCAATTGGTAGAGCGAAAGTTGCACTCATCATCCTGTTCGGAATCTCTGTTCTCACCCTTGTGTTTTCCTTAATCAAAGTCATTTCTGTGTTCCTCGATAAATTGGAATAAACTTATGTTAGTTTCCTTCACCTGCTCTATCTCGTGCCACATTGTTTCTATAGTGCTTTCTAGTTTAATGATATATTTACAATTTACAATAATAACTATTACACAAATAAAGATTGTAAATCCCATTATACAAAAGCTAGTGTACGCTTCGAGCTCTTTCAACCATTCTTTCATAGGCCAGTTCCACCCTCCTGTTGATAAGTTGTTCTAGTTTGCGCTCCCAGACTTTTTTAAACTCTGGATTACAACGCGTCATTACCCATTCTATATTAGATATTCTTTTTTGCATTAACATTCCTACCATCCATATTCCTCCTCTGGATCCATTATTTGCCCTTTTCTGGCAGGGTTTCCCCTGACCATCTTGCTATTGATTCACGACCACCTTCAATATTCTTGCGTGTCTGCTCTATTGGCAGCATTACAAAGCCATTGTGAGTCGTCACTTTACCGCCCATATGCATAAATTCTTCTTCACACATAGGACAATCTATGTCCTCTTTTTGGACAACAATATAGCCGTTGCCGTTACAGCGCGGGCATATTGCTTCAACGAGTTTTACCATTTTTCTTTTTTAGTTCTTTCTCTAACATAAAGTCTATGACTTTTTGTATACTAACAGGAACCTCAAAACGGTTTTCTGCTAATGTTTTCAATTGGTTGTGCGTCCCTACTGAGACTGACACTGATTTAAAACTGCTTGTATCTGGCATGTTTCTTTCTCCTTGTTGTATTAATATATGGGATTATATAGTGTAAATAAAGCATTTGACAAGACTTTATTTTAATTTATTTTAGTAATTATCTTCACCCTCTCATACGTCAGATTCTTTTTCTTAGAGTCTGACGTTTTTTTGTGACATATATATCACACTTATAAACTATCACTTTTTAACATTTTGTAGATTTCATCTAAATGTGCAAATACAATTTTGCCATTGACTTTTTGTACATACTTATGTTTGCAACTTAAGCATTGGTAAATTCTTTTTTCTTTTGCAGGTATGCGAATAAAAGGTACATATGAATCACAGTTATCACATACACCTAACGTTATCTCAGCTAATGAGTCCTCAGTGTATGTCACCCCAACAACTCCCCTCTTCATAGTCTACTTTGTTAGGTACTTCTAATGTTACTGCTGCTTCCATAATCTCTGATATCTTATCTATTTGATCTGGAGACTCAACAGAAATATCTAACTCGTCATGTATTTGTATGTGAGGGATAACTCCTTCTCGATATAAAGATAACATAGATTGTTTTGTCATGTCTGCTGCTGATCCTTGTATCAATTTGTTTAGTGCTTTGTATGTGAATGCGCGTTTAATCCCCGGGCCATGTTCTCTCAGTGCGTCTGCATGGGGTAATGGTTTCTTAATACCAAAACCATGGGGCTCCCATAGATCAAAGTGACATAGGCGACCACCAATCGTTCTAATCTTACCGCTGTCATCTGCTCTACGCGATACAGCATCCGATAACATTTTAACAAATGGTGCACGTTGATGGTATGTCTTAATGAGTTTCTCTGCCGCCTCTTTCAACAGACCTAACTCAGCCATCAGCTTGTTCTTGCCCATGCCATACATTAATCCTAAGTTAATAGTTTTTGCTTGTTTACGTTCGATGCCGGCCATGTCCGCGATCATCTGATGGAAGTCAGCGTCGCCTGAATTGTAGCCGTCAACAATAGTTTGTGTTCCTTCTAGTCTTAACAAAGATGCAAAGTGTACAACAAGTCTTGGCTCTTGTTGGCTGTAATCGAAACAACCCCACTTACATTTTTCTTCTGGTATAAATAAACTTCTAATTAGCGGGCCGAGTTCCTTGTGCCTTGCTGGTATCTGCTGTAGGTTTGGATTACTATAACTGAATCGTCCTGTCACAGTTCCACCATCATCTGACCTTATCTGATTGATATCACTATGTATTCTACCCTTATGGTTGTGCTTTAATATTGTGTCTATGAACGTGGTGCTAGCTTTATTTATCTCACGTGCTTGGTTAATTAGTTTTGGTAATTCGTGTGGGTGAGTCGCCAAGAAATTTTTAGTAAACGATGGTGCACCTTTTTCTGTTCTATCATATGGTAGCTTGACTATGTCAAATGCTTTTGCAATAGACGCCCCAGCCCATATCTCTACATCAAAACCTGCTATCTTTTTTATGTCCTGGTGCATTTGTTTTTCTGATACAAGCAGCGATTTTTTAGTTTGCTCTGCTTTATCAATGTCAACGCGTACACCTTTGAACTTCATGTCTACTAGACATGGAAATAAATTAGTTTCTAAATTAAATACATCCCACAGATCTTGTTTCTCTATCTCGTGTTGCATTGCTGCCCATAACTTTAACGTTATTACAGCGTCTTGTTCTGCATACTCACCAACTAATGGTGCTGGTAGTCTCCACATCTCTGCTTTTGGATTGATGCCCCATTCTTTTGCTGCCTCAATCAATAACTTTTCACTTTTGCCTACACCAATATATTCTTTTGCAACTGAGTCTAGTGTATAACTCCATCTGTTTTCATTACACAATGATGCTGCAATCATAGTATCTATGATACCACCATTGATATAAAAACCCATCGACCGTATCCAAGACACGTCATACATTGCGTTGTGAAATATTTTTGTAGCTGTTGTTTGTAAAACTTCTTCGAACCAATCTAATACTAATGCGCGATCCATGTTGCCACCACCTTCGTGATTGATCGGGAAGTAACCTGACCATCCTTCTACTGCAACTGCAATACCAATCACTTCACCATCGCGACGTACAGAACCAGAGCCCATTGTCATTAAGTTTGGATCTCTTGTTTCTAAATCTATTGCAATTTCTTTATGATCTTTTAAATCTGGTAGATGTGTTGGCGGTACCCATTCGGTTTCCGGTTTAAACATCGGCATCTGTAGAGGTTTATTCATAGTCTCTTTCTATAATCATATCTATATAGTGTTTGGCTTTCTCTAAATCTTGCTTACCGCTGCCTTTGTGTGGGTGACGCATGATATATTTTATAGCATTTCCTTCAGCAAATAACAACTTGTTTTTATTGACAAATTCAGCCGGTTGTATCTTGTAGTGATTGTAATGACTACCACCAACTTGTTTATCGTATGCTGATTTTTTATTTTTAATAATTGCCACCAACTAATCCTCCTTGACTGTAACTCATTCTTATTCCTTTTTTAGTTTTTATTCTTGGCGCACCAATTGTATTTTGTTTGTTAAACTTTTTCATAAAAACAGAAAACAAACCTGGTTGAAATTTTAGAAGAAAATCAAAATCTTCTGGATAATTAGTTTCTAAATATCTTGCAACTACAATAAAACAATCTGCTGTAGTAAAATTATTTTTTCTGTTGTTAAAGTCCCAACCTGAAAAAACAATATTACTTTTTGTATAACCTAAACTAGAATCAAACCGTTCGATAGACATGGTGTTAGGTTCTTTTGCTTTGTATGTATAAGGTATGCGTTCATAAAAACAAACAGCACCATACTTTTTTTCATAGTCATCAACCATTTTAAAAAATGCATCTCTTGTAATAATATTAGGAATAAATCTAGGGTCTTTTTCTTTCAACCATTTTCTATTTCTTTTACCCATTGTATGATACAATGCTAAAATTCTACCATGCCTTGTATCTCTACGTTCTGCTTCTTTCTTATTATTTCTTTCTCTAACAGAAGGGTCTTTTTTATAAAGTTTTATTTTTTCTTCTCTTCTTTTTTTAGCGTACTCTTGTTTTTTTTCTTTATCCCACACATGATATTTAGCTGTGCTTACGTTTATATCTAACTTTCTCGATATATCACACAACCTCATTCCTGTGTCATATAACTCTTTTATTTGTTTACTAACTTGTTCGCTTATTCGTTGTCTCATAGGATGTATGCCCTTTCATAGTTTCTTGGTTCTAAAATATGTAAATTTTCTTTTGCTCTTGTTACTGCTACATAAAACAACCGATGCAGCTCGTCTGGGTCAACATCGTTATGATCAACAGCTGACTTAGTAATATCAGGAAGTAATAAAACATTGTCCGCCTCACCCCCCTTCGCTCCATGTATGGTTGACATTGTAATTCTTGGTGTCTGTGAAATCTTTTCTTTGTTTGCTAACATGTTTCGTATGTAGTTCTCTGTGTTTGTATCTATCTTTGTAAATGCTTCGTACCAAACCTTATTAGTTATTAAGCCGTGATCCTCGATGCAATCTTCTAGAATATAGCTAAAGTCATTGTTAAACGTTTTGCCTGTTCTGTATCCTCGCGTTACGTTGTCACCTAAATAAGAATAAATGTTTTTGATTTGCATCACATTTAATAAACTACCTTTTGTCCACTCTTGCCAGTTTTGTATAGCTAGCAACAGATCAATAGAAATAGAATTACGGCCTTTGTGTGAATAATACCAACCTTGCAACTCACATAAATCTTTTGCATCATCTAAAAAATAATTAGCAGACGCTAACACTAGCCATTCACCAGCGCTCATGTCAACTTGTGTAATGTCTGAATACCTGTTCAATTTACCAACAGCTTCTCGTGGCTTGTATGCTTTATCAAAACGATTATTTACACGTTCTATTATGTTTTGTGATAGCTCGTGTATAGGTCCACCAGGAATACGGTAGGATTGTTTTAATGTGTCGATCTGATCTACTTCTTCTTTAAGAGCGATAAAAGAATCAACGTCAGCACCAGCCCATT